CGCCTTCAAACGTTTCGGTGTAAGCCTTCAAGACACCGCGAATCCAATAAGGGTCATCAGCAAATTCTTTCATTGCTGCCTGGGAAAACGGCAACGGCTTGCCGTCTTCATCCTCGATTCCTTCCCATCCAGTCATCACTGCTTTAAGCAAATCGAGGTCGCCCTTGTCCGCAAGCTTCTGGAACTCAGATCGTGGAACTCTTTTGAATACTGCGTCAAAACTAGAGTCATCAAAGACCCCACCATCAGCAGGCTCTTCCACAGTTACAGGCCATTTAAAAGTTTTGACCTTTTTGCGAACGAATGCCATTGAGCAGACTTAACTGCAATTAGCTTACAACAATAAAAAAGGCCGTGCTCTCCAACACGGCCTCAGGAACCCATCTGTTCAGGTCAAGTGTACACCAAGCTGAACTCGTCGTTACCTGCTGTAGAGGGGATCGCGGTGTATGGGATGTTCAGCATCGCAATGCCGTCCTGATCGCCATAACTCACGTCCCCGATGTCGACCTGGGTGCTAGCAAAATCAACGATGTTCCCAGCAGTGGTGCCGTGCTGGAATGTCAAGTTGCCCAGCGTGTTGTCAGTTAAAGCAGCAGTGAAGTAGTCCTTCGTGGCAATCGAGACCATCTCAAGGCTCACGCTGCCGCTTGCACTGCGATCAGTGATCAGCACTTCCTTCGTGCAACCAATTAACTCGCGGTAAACAACAGAATTACCAAGGTCTAAACTGATTGACTGCAAGCAGCCAGAGTAAGAAAGCAAGGAGAAAGTGTCTGTGTTGCCGTTCTTGAAGATCAGCGGTGTTGCCTGGTTTGCGTAAGTAACGCTAGGCAGTGCTGAATCATCAGGAGCGTTATAGATGCCAGTGAAAGTAAAATCAATCGAAGGGATTTCGCCAACGTTTGCATTTAGGGTGAATGTTCCTCTGGCACCAGTCACCTTGTGACGAACACCATCGATGTTGTAGTGAATGGTGACTGAGTTGAAATTTGAACTTACTGGTGCGTAAGTGACACTAACGCCAGCAGCAACAGTTTCGCTAAGGCCACAAGCCTGAAGAGCCTTGCCGTACTGAGGGGCAGTGCCAGCAGCACCAGATCCTGCTAGCTCAACGCTGAATGTACATTCAACGCGAGTGTTAGCCAACAGTTGCTCAGAAGCGCCCAAGTAAGGACGAATCAGATCGCGATTAACAACATCACTCTGCTGTGGAGTGATGTTCAGATCCCTCACCAAAACCGCGTCGGTTCCTGTTGGAGTCGGATCGGTTCCGTAGGTTGACTCTGTTTCGATCAGAATTAGTCGTTTCCGTAGAAGGAGTGGTGCCATTTTCTTGTTGGGGGGTCGGCGGGAAGTGTTCGCTTGATCAGAGTGCGTTTTCCGGTTTCTGGATCGATTAAATACGACCCACCTTGACCGCTGTACTCGTCTTTCATCGTAATCCTTGCAACTGCTTAAACCTTAGTAGAGAGTAAGGTCTGCTACTTGTGTCCGGTAAAGCACTTCGTAATCGCAAGAGAATACCCCTGCAGGCTGATCTGCATCAAAGAAGTCAAAATTAGTGATCACAGGCTGAATATCAATAGCTAATCCAGCCAGGGTCAAATCCGCCATAAGCAAAGAGTGCATTGATTCAATTACAGGATCAGCGTCCGTATATGGATTGGATGATCTAACGGTAACGATCACTCTGACCCGCATTGTCCAGTCAAGCTTTGGAAGGCTTGTGTTCTGTTGACAGGTGTCAGTTGTCGGCTCAACAATGATCGCAGGGGATTCAGCCCTTGCTAATGCGGTACCCCTCGACCGATACACCCTCCCGCTAACGCCAGCTGTGCTAGCCAGTGTTGTAGCAATTTGAGCCAGGATTTGCTCGCGCCTAGTAGTCATTGATCAGACATTATAGAAGCGTGGAAAGTTTCGCCGTTGGATACATTGCTCACAGTGCATCTGACATAAAGCACAGGAGAGTTAGAGAAAACATGAGCGTCGATACCGCTACCAGCATGAGAATGAGACTCAAGGGGAAACCAATCAGTCCCATTCAAAGACCCCTCGTTAATGACAGCTACATTTACTCCAACAATCTTATGAACAATTGTAAAGTTGATGCCAGCGATCTTCACTGCAGGCGTTGAGCCATCAGCCGTGAGAGGCTCCCAAAAATAAATGTTCTTAGAGTTGTCCGCGAAATACCCAATTTCAACAGTCATGAGGCTTTCATCAGCATTAACTCAACGAACTTCCCATCATCGATGAGGTTCGCGCTTCTGACAGTGTAGTTGACTCCATCAACTGACACTACATCGCTGTGCAGCAAGGCACCAAACTTTGACGATTCACACGTCAGCTTGTAATCAGTTGTCAGCACCACTCCGTCAGCAATGATCTCGCTTGGCATATCCAATACCCCTAGCCCAGTAGTGGAACCAGCAGTAACAGGAACGGCAAAATCAGCACTGCTCAAAAAAACGCTTAAGTCTTCTGTAAATGCCATGAGAAAAGCCCGGACGAACCGGGCACGTACAGCTATCAGGCGTACTTCAGAGCACCGAAAGCATTAACGCTATAGGTGTGAGTTGAAGTAGATACTGTTGAAACAGCTTTGATGTAACGCTTGGCGCTTCCTTTGTCGAAAACTAACGTTTGCTTGCTTGCGCTTGTGCTCACTTGAGTGAACGAGGCGTCAGAAACGTCAGAATAAGTTCCGCCAGATGTATCAGCTGATTGAATTTTGACATCCAAGGTTGATGTTCCGCCATTCTCAACATCGAGAATCACGCAAATGTCGCCTTCGTAGTCATTCAGGTCAACAGCTGTTCCGTCAAGAGCAGAAGTTCGTGAAGCTGTTGGTGCTAACGCAAAATGCGAAAGCTTTTCTAAGCCAACAGAAAGGATGGTCATTGGTCTTCTCCAAGGGTTTGCTTTTTACTGGCACGCCGTGCAGGAGGCTTGGGCGGACAGGACGGTGCCTTCGGAGGGCACGATGGAGCAGCCTCAACAAGCGGCTCAAGATCTGCGGCCACTTTGGCCTTATCACTGTTAATCAGCAGTGTGGCAATGCCTTGTTCGACTTCAACAAAAGAGCCTGCTTTCACAGGCTCCCCGTTGATCATCACATTGCGTGTGATTTCAACTCTCATGAGATTCAGCTAGCGAAGCAGAAGGCAGAAGGCTGCTTGACAGCAAAGTCAACATCCTGAAGAGCGATAACGCGAACGGTGCCAGCAGTAGCGCCAGCGTAAGGATCAACAGTGAGATCCAAGCCAGACCACATGCCCATGATGAACATGGAGAAGTCGCCGAACAGTGCATCGTTAGAAGCAAGTTGGTTGGAGACGATCACGGGATAGCCGTTGATCTCGTTGTCAGCGAAGACGAACTCGCCGCTTCCAGCGTCCTTCTTGGTTCCTTTCAGGCCGCCGCGAGTGGTGGCGTTGACGATATAACGAAGAGCGCCAGCATCAGCGTTAGCTGCAGCAACGTCGGTCTCCATTGCGATGAATTCGTTAAAGGTGCCGGTGCCCGTAAGGGTCTCGGAGCCAATGCCGCTCACGTTGGTCAAGCCTTGAGGCTGGTTGGAAGAGCCGGTGCCGTAGATAGCAGCGCGGTCAATTTCCAGTGCGATCACACGAGCAAGGTCGTTGCGAACCATGCCTTCAACGTCGATGCTGCTCTGAAGCAACAAGCGACGGCTGTAATCAACGAATGCACCCACGGTCTTGGGTGTCATGTTGACCTGATCGATTGCCTGCTGGCTTTCGGTAGGAGAAGCGTTCTCGCCTACCCAGTACGCAGTGGCTGCACTGGTCTGACGGGGGATCGATACATTGCCCTGGAGGCCGGTCAGCATCGTTGCGCCAGCCTGAGCGATTGACAGGCGGTTGCGAAGCAGATCGATGAAGGATCCAGCCAGGAGCACGTCGTCAACCAAGTCACCACCAGCTGTAGGTGTGCCTACAACCAAGTCGCGACGAAGGACTTCGTTAGGAATGACGATGCCATTTGAAGAACGCTCGTACTGCTTGGCAGCAGCCTCGCCAACTTCAATCTCAAATGCTGCATCGCGACGAGCCTGAGCATCACCCTGGTTAGAGAGATAGTTCAGAGCTTTGACGAAGCTGAAGCTACGGGTCTCCTTGTCGGAGAGGCCGATGTCGTTGGCGGTGATGCTGTGTTCCACGGGTTGAGTTCCGATTTTTTCGAGGACAGCAGCGCGGGCCTCATCGACAGACTGGCCGCCGGAGATCAGTTCGCGTGCAAGGTCGGAGAGGTTGTGACGCTCACCGAGTTTGTTGATGGATGCAATCCGGTTACGTTCGGCCTCTACGGCCTCGGACCGGATCACCTCCACATCAGTAGTGGTGCTTTCCATGACTTCAGTCACTGTGTTTACGGGAGATGCGGTCGAAGCCGCAGTTTCAATATCAGAGTCAACGTCCTCTAAAGAACGATCAACTCCAACGTTTACGTCAGAATCAGAGGTCTCAAGAGAGCGTCCAACTCCAACAGTGGGGTCAGCTGGGATAACAGCTAACGAAACCTCGTAAGGCGACCAATTGGTAGCTACGAGGCCATCTTCACGCTCCTCCATTTTATCAATGGAGTAGCCGAAGGAAACGCCGCGAAGGATTCCATCGCGAACGTCTTGGAGCACTTCTTGCGCAAATTTATTGCGCGAAAAGCGCACCTTGGCGTAACCGCGTTTCTTCTCACCATCAACCCAAGCACGTTCGACAACGCCGATCATGCGATCTGGATCATGGTTGTAAAGAAGCGGTGCGCCATCGTTGAGCCGCGAAAGATTCGCAGACTCCATGCCGTGGCTCAGGATTTCGTTTCCAAAGTAACGAGCCACGGGATATTCAGACGAGAATGGAAATTCCATGCTCCTTTCGTCAACCATGTTGAAACTCGTCGCTTCAACACGCTTGAACTTTGTACCTTCAAGATCGCGAGACAATTCTTTTTTAGAACTCTCTTCTGCGACAACATCAGGCACCTCCGTAGTAAGTTCCATTGCGCGTAAGGCTGCGATCTTTTTCAGTGTACTGAATCTATGTCCTGCATAAACATCAGTTTCACGCCAACCTTCATTCCCTTCGCGATAAATTTGAATTAACGCTGCAGGATTATCCTCCTCACCGTTAATCACAACTTCCGCCCCAGGTACATCAAGCTGGCCATCGCGAATAATCTTCGTGATCTTGCCTTGCGCGTTCCCGCCAGGAGTGTTCCAGCGCACGAAATCACCAACTTTTAATTCGTCGGGTTCTGCTCTGGTTTCTTCGCTGATTGGAAGTTCCACAGTTGGCTCCTTAGTCATAACTCGACCTCCTCTGGTAGCTCATCAATAATGTCACGATCAAGTTCAACATTAAGCTCTTCGGCTGCTTGCTGTTCCCTAGAGAACTCAGTGAGGTTATCGAAGAAGTCTCCGCCAAGCTTCGCGACAATCTGTGCCTTGGTCATGTAACCGGCCTGCTCCATTTGTCGATAAGCCTTTGCTTCCTTCAATGGATCAACCCAATCCCATCCGCGAGCCATCCATCTTGGAGTGTCATAACGCTCAGGACGAGCGTCGTAGTCGTCAAAAGGCAGTTCGCCAGCCAATACAGCAAGATCAAGCCATTCGCGGAACACACGATTATGAAAGTTTTCGATCAAATAAGACTGAATAACCTTCCAATGCTCGCGATCTTCAAGCAAACTCAGTCTGCTGCTGCTGTAATTGGTTTCGCTGAAATCACGACTCAGCGTCTCGTAAGAACAACCAAAACCTGACGCAAAACGCCGAACCTTGTTTTTTACAAACATCTCGTACTGCTGATCTGGTGAGCTGATGTTTGGGACACTTACGTTTTGACCAGGCTCTAGGTACTTCCACATTCCTGGCTCAAACTCGCTAATCCTGCGATCAGCTTCAACGTCATCACCATCAAGCTCACCTTCTGGACTGGTAACAAATCCCATCACAGAAGCGCCAGCGCGAGCGCGAATCACAGCGGCTTCTTCGTAACCCTGTAGCTGATGCGCATCAGCCATCACTGAATGAAACCAAGGCACTCCGCGATGCTGTTGCGGACGCTCTGGAATAAACAGGTGAATTACGTCTTCCGCAGGCAGGAAGACATGCTTATCGCCTTTCTGAGGTGCATTTTGGAACCAATAATCGCCAGGATGACGAGTTAAGAACGCATAACGAACAGGACGACCCCATTCATTGATCTCAACGCCCATCCTCCACTCGTTGAGCTTCGCAAGCGTTGGTCCTTGATACTCCTCGTCGAGCACATCTGACTCGATCATCTCAAGTGCTAGTGGCACCCTGCTACCACCAAATGGGCGACGAATAATGCGGAATACTGCCTCACCTGGCTCAGGCAAAGCACCAGTCGCCCGCCCTTCCATCATGTGGAAGCTATGCCGTCCCGCAACATCGCAATACTGCGCACGGGTCCATAAATGCCACTTTTCCTCGATCAGCCGATTGATTGCTTCACTAGGCTTCCGGCCCCGAACCTGCTGGATCTGGGACTGAAGCTTGATGCCACTGCCAACAACATTGACCTGAGTGGTGCGCTTAGCCTGTTTTGCATACGGATTATTCCGTACCATCTCACGCGAACGGTCGCGCAACTTGCTCAAGCTATTGCGAATTTCCGCGTCAGCACTGGCCCTAGTGCTCATCCAGTCGCTAGTAAGACGCGAAACAATCGCACCCGCATAACTACGGCGACGGCGAGGTTGCTCGCGAGGGACTCGTTGCAATCCGAGCGTTCTTAGAAATCGTGTACGGAGTCCCATCAGCTTCTATTAAACCGGACGTAGAGATTATGCGGATCGCCAAGGCCAGAGGCAATCAATTTGGCTTTATTCTCCTTCGCCACAATAGACTTCAATCTTGACTCAAGTTCAAGCAATTCCGAAAGATCATATCGCTTTAAATTACGACTTCCGATTTTGTACTCAGCGACAGCACCGCCAGAAACGATGGACCTGATTGCTGCTTTTACCGCATCAAGGTCTTTCTGCGCCTGTGTCCTGCCATCAAAAGCTCCAGGTGTGCCCGTGTAGGCCAATGACGGGCGAACCTCAACTTGACCTCGGCTGTATTCCTGAACAGTGTTATCGCTTGCCTTGGTTAAGACTGCTTGAAAAAACCAGCCGGGATTGGCG